AATGCTGCCCGGCAGTTCTGGTGGGACGGTGAACAATTATTACAACACGGACAACCGAAAGACAGTGAATCAGACGAATCAATCGCCGAAGGCACTGTCATAGGCAAACAAGAAATTCGATGGAAATGTAATTCCTATATAGATTCAATATATTGATGCAATTCACCTATCACACGTCGTACACCTTGAATATTTCCTTTAATCCCATGTTGACTCAGTATCTTCATTGTCAATTCATCTGTGTATTCTTGAAGAAATTCAAGTTCCATATGTATTGGGTATGTAGAATAGGAATCTCCATTAATTACAAATGCAGAATCATCGATTTCAATTTCTTTAAGATCAACTTTATTGATTTTACATTTATATCGAATTGCCATTACTGGTTTTGAAACATAAATATATACTATATCTCCAATTTTCATCTTATTGGATGCTTGTTTCCAATCTAACTTTTTTAATGCCTTAAAAGCATCATCAACTTTATAGAATTTTGGATTACATGGTACTATCCATTCAGCCATATTACTTCCTCCATTTTTAGTTATAAAGTAACTCAATCTACATGATATCAAGCATATTATACCACACTTACATACGCCAAGTCAATAAAAGACAGGTGAAATTTTGTTCTACCAAAATCGAAGGTCTGAATCCGCCTGCCGGAACGATTTCCACTTCTTCTTACGCAGGCATGAACGGCAGCTACCTCAACAACGCTTTCATCGAAAAGCGAAACGTGGTCGTTTCTTTTGCCATGCGTGGCATTGGCATCGAGAAACGGCGGCATCAGCTGTATCGTGTGGTCAAGCCGTCCCGATACATCAAGATTTGGTACAAGACGGCGAACATCGATGTCTATGCCGAAGGGTATGTAGAAACCTGCGAGGTGTCAAATTTCGAGCAGCAGATCAGCGGGCAGATCTCCATTCTCTGTCCGGATATTTACTGGTACAGCCGGGATATTTTCTACGCCTACTACAGCGGTGTGATCGGAGCATTTCACTTCCCTTTTCCGGAGAGCGATGTTCCATTTCCTTTGGGCGTGTATTCCAACAGCAATCTGTTTTCCATTACCAATGCCGGGGATGAAACTGGATTCACGCTGCGAATTGAGGCATTGCCCAGCGACATCCCGCAGGAAGTGGTGGCAGTGACTCCGACCATCTACAATGAAAACGGCGAATATCTGCAAATCAAAGGTGATATTCTGACCGGCGATGTCATTACGGTTACCACGAAAACCGGAAACAAGACCGTCACGCTGACACGCAACGGCGTAGACAGCAATATCTTGAACCGGCTGGTTTCCGGTTCGACTTGGCTGACCTTGAAGGAAGGCACAAATATCTTTCGGGTCGAGGCAGTTCGTGGTGTGAAAAAGCTGCGTGTAACTTTGATGCATCGCAATTCCTATCTGGGGGTGTGAGAAATGCAGTTGGAAATTTACAGCTTGATAGCTTTGAAAGATCAGATTTCTGTGTCACTGGAAGCAATCTGTGACAGCTATTCTTCTCTCCTGTGGGATATTGAATTCTACCAATGCGGCTGTTTTGAGGTGTATATCGCTGCCAGTCCGCAGAATGTATCCATCTTTCAGCGTGGCAGAATTGTAGCGAGGAGCGATGATGCACAGCACTTCGGCATCATTGAATCTCTGCAATTGGAGACGGATGCCGAAAAGGGCGATTACCTGACAGTCACCGGACGGTTTCTTGCCTGCCTGCTGGAACGAAGAATCATCTATCTCACCATTACCGCAAACGGCAGCTATGAGGACATCGTCCGCAAGGTGCTGTTCCGCAATGTCATCTCCGCCGGAATCCGCAATCTGCCCGGTTTTTCCATGGGAATAGTGTCCGGCGATTGCTGGCAGAAAACCGCACGAATGCAGGTCAGCTATGATAACATCTTAGAATGGCTGTACAGCCTTTGTGAAACCATCGGTGGTTCGGCAAATGTGCGTCTGGATGGAAATGCACTGAAATGCGACCTGTTTTCCGGAACAGACCGCAGTTTGTTGCAGGACGACAATCCTCACATCGTGTTCTCCGATGCGTACAACAATCTGCTGTCGTTCTCTTATGCGGCAGACGATGCGGTGCAGAAAAACTTCGCCTATGTGCTGGGCTGCGGCGAGGGCAATGCCAGAAAACGCACGACATTCTGTTCTGGTACAGAGCCGACCTATCTTGACCGCTACGAGGTGTATGTAGATGAGCGAAACACGGCACAGGAAGAGGATGTGACCGATGCGGAATATCTGGAAATTTTGAAAAGCAGCGG